CAAACTCGAAATATACATTCGGCTTCTTATTGTCTGGGTAGTCTTCGTACTTACAATAATCAGATGCCTGCTTCGCAGTCCCGTGCCTGACCTCAAAATGACATTGCCCCATTAGCTTCTTGAAGTTTGACCAACCCTTACCCGGAGACCGGGGGTTTTCAAACTCCACATAACCCTGTAAATGTGGCGTTCCCTGCTCACCCACTTCCTTACCATAAACTAAATAGCCCACAGACTTGCTAAGCTCTGTGAGCCGGGAAATGTCCTCATCCACGTAGTTGTTCAAAGTGAAGCAAACGTTGCGGACCTTGGCCGGAACAGAAGTGAGCGGAACAGAAGTCGCCATGGGTAATACTAACCATGGCTCCGCTTTTAAAAAGCTTATATAAACTTACATGAACTCTCCCATCATTCCCCGTCAGCCTCTCAAATCGAAATTATATTTTAATTTGAGTAGCTGGTCGGCCTAACGGCCGGGAATGTCAATGGGAGTTCGATCAGCTACTCAAATTAAAATATAATTGAGATTTGAGAGGCTGACGGGGAACGACGGTTAAACGAATGTTATACCTATATGGGCGTCGAGAGGCGCTCCGGAAAACTCTGTATTAACGAATATAACTCGGCTGCAGCAAAGCTGCTGCCTCGTTTCTCTTAAGCATCATCATAGTACAGGTTAGACCTTAATGTACATGTAACATCCTGATTAGCAGTATCAGGAGCAGTATGATTCTGATGGTAATATCCGATTAACATAAACGGGGCATAACCAGATGGGTAATAGACAGTACGAGGAGAGTTCTCGTCCTGCTCATAAGTCCAGACCTTAGGGCACTTCATCCTAACAGACAAAGAGTGCCTGATGGCCTGACCAGCCAGAGGCTGATTACCCGCTGTAGTATCATCCTGGATTGTTCCAGTATTCTTAGCAAGCTGAAACTTACCAGATTTCAGCACTGAGAACTTGGTATTGTTGATAGGAAGCATAGCATCCTGTACAAACCCATTAAAGTTCTGAACATTATTGTCATCACCGGTCATTAACAGACCGCCAAGATTAATAGCAGAAAGTCCATTCTGCTGCTTAATCTCTTTATGACTTAATATCCACCAGCACACTACAACTGCGCTTGAGCGTGCGACATCTGTAAGACAGAAGTCAGCATGAACAGTAAAGCTGCGCACACTAATCTTGCGTCCCTGACGCTCGAATATACCAGACCCAGTAGATGGCTGCCCTTGGACAAGCTTAGGCAGCAAACGTATAATATCAGAAGCACCGGCAATCTGACTATTGAATGTCACACCATTCAATAGCAGTTCCGAACGAAACTTGGTTTCGTCCTCACGAGCAATAACCTGCTTAATGAGAGCAACCTGAGCCTGCTTCGTCTTAGGTGCTGCCTTCACGGCTGCACCACGACGGGGCTTGAAACCCTTACGGGCGGGACGACGGCCTGCCTTACGACGATACACTCTCACCATTATACTATATCTAAACATTTTATTTCGGAGATTCTCCTTACAAGTGCGCCCCTATTAGGAGCGAACCCATAAAATGTGTCTGGATGGGCGTTGGTGGTGATAAACACCTTTGACCAACGTGCCCCGACATATCCACCTTTAACAGGGACCCGATACTTATATCGGTCCAATACTTTGAGTAATTCAGCAAACGGAATATCACCCTCAAAGTCATCTAATAACAAGACATCCTCGCCGGCATAGCCGTCCCACCAGTTGCCTGATGGTTTGGAATACACGTTGGGATGATTATCCCAAACGTACCTTGTCTTACCAGAACCGGGAGAACCATACAACCAAGTAGTATGAACCTCCCGTTCTAATGGGGCAATGGAAAGATTTTGGAGCCGTTCCAGCGCACGGATTGCCGGGAGCAGCTGAGGTTGGGCTTGTACCACCTCCGTTATAGCTGTCCCTGACTGGATCGCTGCGACTGCAGCGGTCCAGTCTGTCCTCTCTCCCTGCCGGGATATTTCTCCAAACTCGAAATATACATTCGGCTTCTTATTGTCTGGGTAGTCTTCGTACTTACAATAATCAGATGCCTGCTTCGCAGTCCCGTGCCTGACCTCAAAATGACATTGCCCCATTAGCTTCTT